GTCAGAATCCGCACTGTGAAAAAAATCAATGGATTCCGTTCTTGGGTGTGCTACACTACCAACCTAGATGTCGTAGAAAGGTGGCTTGGATGCCTTGGAGTGTGGTTGTGGTGGTGGTTGCGGCGTGTGCGTCGGTGTTGTCAACGTTGTGGTTGGCGTTGATGCTGTTGGATCGTGCGTTTGCGTCGATCACGGCGATGTGTACGTCTGTTGTGCGTACGCTTTTGGGTCAATCTGACCCGGATTCTGCACAGATTGAGTTTGAGGACGATGTGGGGTCGTCTTCTGGCCTGTTTGAGACGCTTCCGGCGTGGCAGTATTGGGGTAGGGACGCTGAGGGGGAGGCTTTGGAGCCTTCTGAACCGTTTTTTCCGGGGGTGGAGGAAGAAGAGTCTGTCGAGGGGGACGAGGAGTGAGTCCGAAGGCTGCTGGGCGGCCTGATCCGGGTCCTTCTAAGGACGAGGTGTTGTCTGAGCGGCGTTCTGGTGTGAAGCCGTCGTTTGATCAGACAATGTTTTCTGCGTCGATGCGGGACATGCGGTTCACGGCCAACGGGGATGTGTTGTTGACGTTGGTGGTGCCGTTTTCAGACAAGCATCTGGTGGTGCCGGTGTCTGATGCGTACGGAATCTCGTTGGATGTGGATGTTCGCCGTAAGAAGCGGCTGAAAACAGGAACGGGGACCGGGTGATTCCTCATCCCGGCCCCCGTTCTGGAAGGAGGTTCCGTGTGATTACGGTCGTGGACTACCGCAACGGGAATCAACATATCAAAGGAGACACGGTGTGTCAACACGAAAGATCAGGACGTTCACGGCGTTAGATGGCGATACGTGGGATGCGTTGGCTACGAACGCTGAACGCGTGAATGGGTCGTGGCAGGTAGAGATGTCTAATCAGGAGTTGGGAAACATTCTGGGTGGTGACCGGAGTCGGCGGGTTGCGTCGTTTCGTGCGAAGCGGCTCATCGAGTTCGGGATGGTTCACGCGGAGTATTCGGAGAAGAACGGTCGTCCTCAACCGAAGGTGTACGTGATCGACTCTGAGTGGGTGGGGAAGTCGCCGAAGGTTGGTGACTATTACCCGGTGGAGGCGGGCTGATGTCTATTCGTGTAATGTCGGATGTGTGGGACCTGTCTGAGTCCACGGGGTCGGCCAGATTGGTTTTACTGGCTATTGCAGACTCCTGTGACCATGATGGAACTAACGCTTGGCCCGCTATCGAAACGATCGCAAAGAAAACTAAAGTTTCACGGTCGACTGTCAAGCGGGCGATCAAGGAACTGGTTGCTTTGGACGAGTTGCGTGTTGTGCCTGGTCCTGTTCATATTCGTTCTGATCATCGGCCGAACGGTTATGAAATCAGTTTTTCACGGGGGCTCAATCTGAACCCTCGTGAGTCCACGGGGGTTCAATCTGAACCTCACGGGGGTTCATTTGAGCCTCCACGGGGGTTCACCCATGAACCCCAACCCGTCCTTACCCGTCCAGACCCTAACCGATTCTCAGAGTTTCTCAATAACGCAAGGGAGTCTTTGAAGAATGGGGATTGACTGGAATCGTGTTAGAAGAACAAATGCTCCGCTATCTGAGGAGGAAATGAAAGAAATAGTTGAACGGTTGAACAAATATGTTGAACAACACCGATCCATCGACGAAAAGTATTATGAAGAAGACGATGGGTGGGACTACCGGAAGGAAGAAGAATGACTGTGAAGGAACGCACCGGTCCGACTTTCAAGTCTGGAACGACGTGGCATGTATCGATTGCGATACAGCAAGCGAAGGAGTACATACCGTGTTACGAACTGGTGTGGGATGAGAACGGCAAGGTGAACCGAACCGGCAACTACGCGTTGCTGTCAGCGTCCGACGCTGCAAAAACGCAGCAGCCGGGAGAATCATGGTCCGTGAACGATATTGCCGACGATGATCAACGAAGGGTCACCTACGAGGAGTTCAAGGCCCGGAAACTGGCGTTGGATCACGGAAAGTTCTACGATGCGGTACCCGACCATGTGGTCCCCGGCCGGGTGCCGATGCCGGAAGATCCGTTCTAATGGCTCGTGCCCCTGCACGGACCGTCCTTGCGCGGCTAGCAACGTATGGGCTGTCTCCTACGACGATTGCGACGATTTTTGACATCGACGTGGAGAAGGTTCGTAACGCAGTCGACGACGTTCCCGTTTCTTCGGCGGTACGGGACGACGAGGACCTCCGTGTAGGGGTGCGTCGCGTCGCATGGCGTGTCATCGAAGAAACCATGTTGATGCTCGACGAGGGTTCACCACAGGTCAAACAGAAGATGATCACCAACCTGTTTACCAAAATGATGGCGATGCTCGGCGAGGAATCATCGGAGGACATGTCGGCGTTGCGGGGCGACATCCAAATCATGCTGGAAGAAATGGGAACCAGCGCCGCTGAACCCGTCCCAGATCAACCTGAACCGGAACAAGACGGCCCGGCGTGAACTTCGAACCGTTCGTTTCGCGGCTGTCGATCCGCACGAAACAGCAAACGGTTGAGCCGCTGCATCCCAACTGGGCGCAACGCCAAGTGTTGGATGCTGTCAACACTCAATACAGCGAAGGCAAACCGGTTCGCATCGTGGTGCTCAAAGCCCGCCAGTTGGGAATCTCAACGATTTCGGAAGCCCTCATGTTCTCGTGGGTGGTGTTGCACGAGAACACGTACGGCCTTGTCATCGCCCACGAAATCGACGCATCCGAATACTTGCTGAACATGACCAAACTGTATTGGGAAACATTCCCATTCAAGGATCTGTATACAACCAAGTATGTTTCCCGCAAAGAACTGGCGTGGGAAGAAACCGGTTCCAGCATCCGCATAGCGACAGCGAAAAACATGCGTGCCGGTCGTTCACGAACCATCAACGCCATGCACGGGTCGGAAATAGCGTTCTGGGATCGGCCAGACGAAATGATGCTCGGGTTGCGGCAAACCATCCCCAACCACCCGAAGTCGATGATCATTCTCGAATCAACCGCCAACGGTGTCGGCAACTGGTTCTACGACACATGGCAAAACGCGGTAACCGGCGACAACGACTTCAAACCGCTGTTCTTCCCGTGGTGGGAACACCCCGAGTACACGGCATCGTTTTCCAACTTGAAGAAAGAAACGCTGTCTCATCTCGACGAAGACGAACGGGTACTCAAAAAGATGGGGGTTGACGACGACCATCTCGTGTGGAGACGGTGGGCGATACGCAACCTCGCCGATTCCAACATCGAACGGTTCATGCAGGAATACCCGGCGACCCCGGAAGAAGCCTTCATAGCGTCCGGCACCAACGTGTTCCCTGTCGAAAACCTGAAGCAGGTGTACGAACCCAAAAACGGTGTCAAAGGGTTTCTGCAACGCAAAGGCAACTCGGTCGAGTTTATTCCCGACCGGTCAGGGTCCCTCACCATTTTCCGCAAACCCTCATCGGATCTGTCGTGGGGAAAATACTTTGTTGGCGCAGACCCCACCCACACCACGATGGGAGACAACGCGTGTGCTCAAGTCATCAACCGCCGCACCTACGAACAGGTAGCGGTCTGGAATGGCAAAATCGACCCGATGACGTTCGCTGAGGAACTCGCCAAACTGGGTGCGTTCTACAACCACGCAACAATCTCAACTGAAGTCGAAGGACCCGGGTATGCGACCATCGGCCGACTCGTCGAAATCGACTACCCGCACATTTGGCGCAACAGGTGGGCTGACAAGACACCCGGCAAGATTTCAGAAACAATGGGTTGGTCAACAACGTGGAAACGCAAAGAATGGGCGATCGGCTGGTTGATCAAACTCATAGCCGACCGCGACATGACCATCCACGACGCGAAAACGTATGACGAGATGCGAACCTACGTCACACTCCCCAACGGCGGCTACGGCCCCGCAGACGGCTCTGGGCGGTCTTACGACGACTGTGTGATGGCTATGGCCATAGCGTGCATCTGCGCCTCTACAGAGGGACCTGTGACCGGCTACGAGGGACCTATGGGCGGCAGCGAAGACGCAATCGACGATCTGCCGATTCAACCTGCATGGGAACAATGGGAAGAACAGGTGACAGCATGAAACGCACCCGACTGAAGCGTAAAACACCGTTACGGCGCGTATCGAAGAAACGGGCGTTGATCAACAAGAAACGAGCCGAGTTTGTCAAATGGGAACTCGGCCTGCGGCCGTGGTGCGAAGCCGGAGACGCCATACGACTCCACCGGATGCAGTCATTCGGAATAGAGTACGGCAAACGACTCGACAAAGGATCGTACGCGTGTTCGAGACGATCCACCGAACTACACGAACCACTCACACGGGCAAGAGGCGGCGACATCCTCGACAAACACAACACAGTCGCCATCTGCCGCAACTGCCACCGATGGATACACGACCACCCCGACTCCGCAACCCGGATAGGTCTTCTCAAAGCGTGGACACACGATGACTGACAACCTTGACCCTGTGAAAACAACTGAAACCAACAAGGTAGACCTTGTAGGACACGACCTTGCTGAACACGACCCCTTGCAGGAATATCGTCCGCGGGAGTGTTGGATGTGCGGTGATACGTGGTGCAAGTGTGAAGAACTACACTACCGCTGATGCCTGTCTACTTGTACCGGTGCCGGGGTTGCCAAACTCACGGCGAAAAGTTTCAGCACCACAACGACGACCCGATGTTGGATTGCCCCGATTGTGGTAAACCGATGTTGCGCCGCGTCTACTCGTTCAAGCCTGCGAAAGTCATGCACGAACATTTCAACCACACGGTCGGCAAAGTCATTTCGGACAAGAAACAGTTCGCGGCGGAACTGGACCGCAAGTCCGCTGAGATGACGGAACGAACCGGTACTCCACACAACTATGTGCCTGTCGATTTATCCGACAAGGAATCGCTTAGAGTAAGCGACGAGGGTATGGATAGTACGCTGAGGCGGCAAACCGAAACCGGTCAACGAGAAGTGAAGCAGTGGCTGTAGCCGAACGGGTAGAACACGCACAGGGTGAAGACCATGTTGTAGCAGGCCGCATCAACGGGCTGTACGGCAACGCTAAACGCGAGATGTCTCGCCGTCACGACCGGTGGCGCAAAGCGTACCGGCTTGTCCACAACCGCGGCTGGTCCAACACCCGCGACGCGTGGATGCCGTCTCCGACAGCATCCGAGATTTACCCGATCGTGTCGGCGCTTGTCGGATGGATGACCGATCAGCGCGTCAAGTTCCAAGCGGTACCGTCAGCGGACCCGCATTCGCAGTACGCCAACTTTCAGCAGAAACTCGCTCAAGACCTCGAAACCGTTTTGGATTCTCTGTGGGTCAACCACAACTTTGAGGGCGAAGTAGAGAAAGTTCTGTTCGACGCGTTCATCTACGGCACCGGGTTTTTCAAATGCGTGTACGACCCGGGCGCCGACGGCGGTGCAGGCAACGCGCTGATGCGCCGCTGCGACCCGTTCTCGCTGTTCGTCGACCCAGCGGCAACTTCGCTGACTGACGCCAACTACATCATTGAGGCGCGGGAACTGTCGATCACCGAGTTTGAACGCCGGTTCCCGAACCGCGGCGACGTTATCGAAGCCGACATGGGTGCAGGGTTTTCGCTTCCCGACCGGGAATCCAACGAAACCGGTTCCAAATCACCTATGGCGAACCTTGCAGCCCATTCGGGGGGGTCAGGAACTGTTCCGCCTGTGTACGGCAAGCCGGGTCAAAACGGCCGGGTTTCCGATTCTGCGTACTACGACGGGTCGATCACGGTGTTCGAAGCGTGGATCAAAGAAAACACGTTATACACCCCCGCTGAGGGAGACGAAGAAGAAGAACCGTTCAACGTGTCCGAATGGCGGGTCATTATCACAACTGGTTCGCATGTCCTCGTCAACGAACGCGCTATCGACATGTGGGAACACGGCAACCATCCGTACGTCCGGTACGTCAACCACGACATCGGAGACATGTGGGGGATAGCCCTCGTAGACCATTTGGCAGACCCGCAGATGGCGATAAACCGTTTGCTGGCTGCGTTGCAGCAGCACGCCGAACTGGTATCCAACCCGATTTTCATGGAGGATTCCCGGTCCGGTATTCCTCGCACAAAGATTGTGAACCGTCCCGGTCAACGCATCACGAAAGGTGCGGGGTCCGAGGCTGGTTGGCTTGTGCCGCCACAAATGCCGAACGACGTGCAGGAACTGATCCAGTTTTACATCAACGAAATGGAGAGGATCAGTGGACTCTCGGGGGTCGTACGGGGGTTCTCACCAACGGGACGAAACTCGCAAGGTGTCATCGACTCGGTTGCCGAGTCCGCATTTGTACGAATCCGTCTGGCACTACGGAACCTCGAAAGAAGCCTGTCCAAGGCCGGTAGCCTGCTGGCTAACCTCGTGGTGGAGAACTACTCGCTGCCACGGGTCATGTCGATTGTGGGACCCGACGGGGAGCGGTCGATGCTGGCTTTGCGGGCACGCCACTTCTTCGTCCCGAACGACGAGGGGGCAGATCCGATGAGGTTCTCGCTGTATGTGCGTGCAGGTTCGGCGATGCCGATTTCTCGTGCCGCTCGTATAGCCGAGGCGGAAACATTGTTCGCTATGGGTGCTTTGGACGCCCAAGCGGTGCTCGAAGCCCACGATTACCCGAACCGCGAACAGATTCTGCAACGAGTCAACGCAGGCGGTGTGCTCGGCATCGGCGGCGACGGGAAACCAAATCCGAACATGGGCTCACGTAATAGACAACGCTGACGGAAAGAGTGTAAGGTAACCACATGGCCGAGAAGTTCACGTCCAATAACGTCCCAACTCCGCGAGGCTGGAATGGCCCCGACGAGAAGGGTTCGGTGGTTCGACAACTCGACGGTAGACTTTCTGCTAACAAGGCAGAAGGCGACGATACAGAACAGAACCAACGCAGAAACGCGTTGGACCTCTAAACAAGGAGCATCAGATGCCCGGTCCCGCTTCAACTTCGGGGAAGAACATCAAGGTTCACAAGTTGGGTCAGACCGCTGGCCGCGACTACGGATCAAACGTGTCTTCCAAGAAGTCACAGTCACCACGCGATCTGTCAGCAAAGAAGTAACACATGGCTGGTGGCACTCGCCAGAACAACACGATGTCGGAGGGGTTGCATCAACTCCTGTCTTCGCTCGCCCAACTAAAGGCAGCACCTGACGCCGACCTCGCGTATCTGTCGAGCATCGAAGCCACTGTTCTTCAAAAGTTGCGTGAGCCGCTGCAACAGGCGGCGCAGGCGCTGGCGCAGGCTGGTGGTGTTGTTCCTCCCGGCATGGCTGGTCAAATCGGAGCAGCCGCACAGGGCGGCGTGGGTCAAGCAGCGGCCCAACGGGCACCCGGCCCGAACCGGGTGTCACCTAACCCTGACGAACTACGGAGACTGGTGGCGTCTAGGGGACTCCGGTAGCCGCACTTCACGACATAACTGATTCCAACGGCGGAGATGAGGTAAATGGCCGACGAAGAACTTTCGCAGGAAGAAATAGATGACTCTCTGAAAGAGCAGGGGTTCGAACCCGAGTACGGGTCTGACCGTTGGGTGTCGGATCTTGAGTCACAGTTCGCGACTGACGACGATGAGCCTGTAGAGGCGGTAGAAGAAGTCGCTGAAGAAGTCGCCGTCGGGGGTGGCGATCTCCAAGCCGCCGATGGGGATACCCCGGCCCCCGGCGGCGACACCCCGGATTACGTCCAGTTGGGGGATGTGCGTGTCCCGCAGGATGAGGCGGAACGTGTTGCACGGTTCTGGGATTGGATGAACACCAACCCGGATGAGGCAATGCAGTTCGTCGGGTACATGTCTGGCGAGTATGACCTTGTTCCCAAGGGTCAGCAGCCGCAGCAGCAACCGGCGCAGCCGTCAACACCTGTTGACGAGGCTGATCCGTATGAGGATTGGGATTTGTTGCCTGATTCGGTGCAGGACCGGTTGAAGAAGGTTGACAAGTTGGAGGGCTATTTGGCGGCGCAGCACAAGCAGCAGCAGGCTGTTGTGCAGCAGCAGAACTTGAAGTCTGTGGAGACAGCGCAGGCCCAGTTTGCCAACACGTATGATCTCAACTCGTCGGAGGTGGCTCGTCTCGCAGATGAGGCAGCAAGACTAAACATAGTCCCCGCTCTGGTTCAGGAAACTGGTGATCCTGTCAGAGCCGTAGAACGTGCACTTGAGATAGTGTATCTGCAATCCGAACAAGGCCGTGATCGGGAGTTCAATAAGCGCATCGCCCAAACAGAAGCCGAAAAGGACAAGCAACGTAAGATGGCTGCTGTCGGGGGTACTGCCGGGTCTGTACCTAGGCAGGAACCTGATGCGGTGCCGAGTAACGCAACGGAGCGTCGATCAGCGATGGTCAACGAAATCGCTGCGGCACTCGGAAAAGTAACGTGACCAACCAACAGGAGACATAACACATGGCAACGCCAATCGGCTCCGATGTGGTCACCTCTATCGCGCGTCGGTACATCCTCCCGGAAGTCACCGATAACGTCTACAACTCGAACCTTCTGCTGTTCCGCCTGAACTCGGCGAACAAGAAGATTGTTCGTGGTGGGACGCAGATCGAGGTGCCACTCATGCACAGCCGTCTGGCAGCAGGTGGTGCCTACTCGGGATTCGACCTTCTGGACGTAACCCCGTCGGACACCATCAAGAATGCTGCATGGGACTGGAAACAGTATTACGTCCCAGTGACGGTAGATGGGCTGACCCTGATCAAGACCGATTCGCCGGAATCTGTCGCCGATTTCATTCGTCTGTACTTCCAGCAGGCAGAGATGGAAATGGCGGAGATCCTCGGAACGGGACTCTGGTCAGACGGGTCAACCGACACCAAGCAGATCGACGGCATCGAAGGTGCTGTCGACGATTCAACGGTTCTCACCACATACGGTGGGATCAGCCGTTCGACCAACACATGGTGGCAGTCGCAGTACGACGGCTCTACCTCAACCCTGAGTCTGGCAACGATGCAGACGATGTTCGGCAACTGCACCAATGGTGGCCGACATCCGACCGTGTTGGTGACAACGCAGACGAACTACAACCGGTTCTACTCACTGAACCAGTCCGACGTGCAAATCAACGTCGGACAGGGCGCTGTAGACGAGCAGTTGGCGAACGCAGGGTTCACAAACCTGTTGTTCAACGGCGTTCCGCTGTGCGTCGACTCGCACGTACCCACAGACGGTCCGTCCGGCTCGGGTTCAGGGCACCACATCTATTTCCTCAACGAAGATTTCATCCACTTTGCGGTTTCGCCGAGGGCTGACTTCTATCTGGAGGATTTCCAGACACCCATCCAGCAGGATGCGATGGTCGCCAAACTGTTCTGGGCTGGTAACCTCGTCATCAACAACTGCCAGTTGCAGGGCAAAATGTCCGCACTGACGGCTTAGGAGAGACGACATGGCTAATCAGGTAATCACCAACCCACTCGGTGCATTCGGTCTGACGACCGGTGCGTCCGGCAACTTTCAGGTCGTCGCTCCTTTCAAGGCTGCGTCGGCTGTATCCGCCAACGACCTCGTTGCAATAGCAGCGTCCGTCGACACCGACACGACCACGGTTACCGTTGAGACACTCGATGTGTCCGACAGCCTGCCGGAGCGTGTCATCGGTGTAGCCAAGAACGCAGCAGCCGCCAACGGGGTGGTTGAGGTTGTCGTGTTCGGCTACGCAGTTGTCAACATTGGCGACACGGCCCCTGCTCTCGACGATCTGGTGACGCTCCATGCGACCACCGACGGCGCGGCAGCGAAGGTGTCTCCAGCGGACGCGACAGCGATTGTCGGCGACCAGTTCGGCATCTACCTCGGGACGGAGATCGGCACCACGAACACGGCTGCCATCTGGTTCTCGAAGTTGTAACCCATTCACAATCGAAAGGCAGCGGCGGCATGTCAGTAGTGCGTGTCAAGAACCTACGAGACGTGGCTTTCGTCGATTCGTTCGACGGAACCACGTACTCGGTCAACCCGGCTGGTACAGCCATTGTCCCTGTCGAAGCAGCGAAACTCTGGTTCGGCAACTGGGATCTGGTTGACAAGCCGTCGAGAGCGATGCGGGAACGCAGCGACGAGTTGCGACGGTTGCAGGTCAGGTACGGGTGCAGCGACGACCCTGAACGGTGGGAAGAAACAAAACCCATCGTTGAGGTGTCAGATGTTGACGAAGATGAACGCTTTGTCACCGTGATCGACGATCCTTCTGGAACCAACATTTCAGAGGCGTCGGTCACGGTGGACGAGCATGAAGACATGTTGACGATGATCCGCCAGCAGGCCAAAGACTTGGACCGGTTGAAGAAGGATTACCAGAAGCAGATCCGCACGGAGCAACCTGATTCTGATGCCGATGAAGACAAGCCTGAGCCGGTCGCGTCGAAACGCGCTCGGCGACAGTGAACCACGACTTCACCGGTTACCATCTTCTTTCCGTAGAGGAACTAACTGCCCTTTATTGCGCTGTGGCAGGGAACCTCGCCAACTTGCACGAAGAGTCGGCGATGGTGTTCTCCACGGAACGCCGTGCCAAAGTCGAAGGTTTCGTGCGGTCGCAGGAAACTTCTGTTGCGGGGCGGGAACGCGAGGCAGATTTCCACGCATTAGAGTCAACTACGACACTGTTCGAGTTGCGGGGCGAAATAGCAGCCCAGCAAGAAGAACTGGCCACGTTGAAGTTACTACTGGGTGTGAAACATGCCGGAACTGAAATACTTTCAGATAACTGATTTCAGTCCCGGCATCCGAGACAAGTATTCTCCGACGCAACCTCCGGGCACGGCACAGACAACTGATACGTGGGGTTGTGTGGCGTTGCCGACGACGGGGTTGTCGCCGTTGCCGAAGATGCAGACGGTTCGTACGGCCACACAGTTGAACCGGGTGTCTGGCTCCGACTATTTGTTGGATTCGGCGTCAGGGTGGCATTACAACGGCAACGCACCGAAGTCTGGTTCCAACTTCGAGGTGTGCGGGTTTGCTTCACAGGGCGGGTTGGGTGGCCCGTCTGAGTCGTATTCGTACCCGGTGGAACTCTATGTAGGGGTGCAATGGTTGGAACACGATGGTGCGTCTACATACCGTCGCAACGTCCACGTTGAAGCCGTCAATCTGGCCGACGACTTGAACTACGAGATTTTGGACCGCAGTATGACTACTGGTCCGTCTCCGATTTCTTCTGAACTGTGGCGTCCAATCACGTTCGCGTCGACCCGCGAGAAGCGTTCCGGCACGTTTAGCGAAGACGACCAGTTTCGTCCCGGCGAACCGGTTGTGGTCGCGTCGTGGATGTCTCACGACCTGTCCGACTGGGACACGGTGGCGTACCCGGATGCGGTTGACGGCACGGGTGGTGCGTCACCTAAGTATTTGATGTCGGAATCGACAGGTGTTGGGTCGCCGACAACGAACAAGCCGTCTGAAATCTTGTCTCATCAGAACAGGGTTGTAGCAATGGTCGTGTCGGAGTTCACTCGGGTCAACGGACCCAACTTGACTTCCAACGAAAACATCGTGTTCTCAACTCCGCCGGGCGTTTTGTTTGATTTCGAGTCGTCTGGAGCGAACACGTTTGGTGAGCAGATCACGTTCGAGATCCAAAACGCCACCGGATACACGGCGTGGGCGTCGATCACAGCCAACCAGTTGCTGCTCATCAAAGGCCGCGGAGCGGTGCTGATCACGGGTTCGTTGGAATCGCCAACAGTTGTGGCGTTGCCGAAAGTAACCGGTAACGCCACCTGTCTCGGCGCAATGTCGATTCTTGGTTACATCTACCCAACAGCGAAAGGCAGCGTATACGCGTGGCAAGGCGACGACGTTTCAGCGAACATGTCCCCGTTTTTGGCCACAGGGTTCTGCGATTACGACGACGCTTCAAAACGCAAGGGCCACACCGGGTCGTGTGTCGCTTGGAACGACTTCGTGCTCATGCCGAACGAATGGGTGCTCGATGAACGCACCGCTGCGTGGTGGAGGGTTTCCGACCCGGTGCAGGAAACAGGTTTCGATAACCGCATCAGGTATTGGGATGTCCCTGCTGGGCAGGTGTTCAACAACACCGACGCCGTGTATGGGTCGGTCGGCAAGTACCAAGAACCCCACGAGGGGGTTATTTGCCGGTTGGAGGCTGACACGTTGGCGTCCACGTTTTATTGGAGGTCTGCTCCGATAGTTCTCGATTCGTCGCAGTACGTTCAGTTGCGGGAAATCGGGTTGACGTTCAAGGGCCGTGGCACTGTCCATGTCGACGTGTTCCGCGACGAAGCAGGCGACGACGACCCGATCGGTTCGTTCGTGTTTGATGCGACCGATGCAGGTAACGAAACGATCACTCATGTGGTGCGGGAATCCGGCGGGTTTACGATGCGGTCGTTCAATGTTCGCATCCGTTCGTATTCTCACGACGGCACATCTGAAGCACCGACTGTGTACGGGCTAAACTTCGGGTACTTCTTGAAGCAGCACATACCTAACCACGATGTTTCGCACCGTGGTTTGGTGCTCGACAGGACAGACGACAAACTCGACGAAGCGAAGTTGGGATAAATGGCAGGCGCAGGTTATAGAACATGGTCGGCTTTGCAGTCGGTCCCGGCGGCGACTCTGCAAACTTACCTTCAAGATCAGGTTGTGATGGTGTTCGCCGATGCGACGGCCCGCGACGCAGGTGTCACTTCCCCAACAGAGGGGATGGTCTGCTACCTGAAAGACATAGATCAGATTCAGTCGTACAACGGCGCATCGTGGGCGTCGGTCACGTCGGTGTTGACTGGCGATGTGTTGACCGAGGATTCCACCAATCTGCGTGTCGGCATCAACGAATCGTCTCCGGGTGCAGCGTTGCAGGTCGAAGCCAAGGCCGCATCGTCGGATCAGATGGTGCGGATCTATTCGCTAACCGGGTCGGAACACGACGCTGATCTGTCGTTCGCTCTCGATAACGGTACTGGTGAGACGTTCACGATCGGTATAGACGACTCCGATGCCGACAAGTTCAAGATTTCAGACGCAGCCACGCTGGGTACCAACGACCGGTTGGTGATCGACTCGGCAGGGGATGTCACAGTCGCTGGCGGTGTCACAGCCGATTTGACTGGAAATGTGACAGGCAACGTCACAGGTGATGTGACAGGCAACGTCACAGGTGATGTGACTGGAAATGTGACAGGCAACGTCACAGGTGATGTGACTGGCGACGTGTCAGGTTCTGCTGGTTCAGCAACCGGCAACGCCGCTACCGCTACGGCGTTGGAAACAGCCCGCACCATTGGTGGCACGTCGTTCGACGGTACAGCGAATATTACCCCAGCGAATATCACGGTTGCCGACACAAACGATGCGACTTGCAATGTTGCCTTGTTTGAGTCGGCCACAGGGGATCTCCCCCCGAAAACCGATACCGGACTCACTTACGATGCGTCGTCTGGCACTCTGACCGCCACAGCCCTCGCAGGACCCGTGACAGGTGACTTGACCGGAAACGTCACAGGCAACGTCACAGGCGACGTGACAGGCGACGTGACAGGTGACTTGACCGGAAACGTCACTGGCAACGTCACAGGCGACGTGACAGGCGACGTGACGGGTGATTTGACAGGCAATGCGTCAGGGACCGCTGCGACAGTCACAGGTGCCACCCAGTCCGCTATCACCGCTGTAGGCACCCTCACATCTCTGTCCGTGACAGGACAGATAACAGCGTCCGACGACATCTTCTTGGATGGCACCGATCAGCGGATCGTGTTCGAAGGGTCCACAGCCGACGCCTACGAAATGTTCTTCCAGTCGACCAACCCGACGACAGCCGACAGGGTTATAACCCTCCCCGACGCGACCGGCACGGTAGCGTTGGCAGATAGCGCAAACCTCATAATCTCAACCCAAGTATTCTCATAGGAGCCACATGGCTACATATTCCAAATCTAAACTGTCAGGGTCAACTGACGGCCGGGCAATCAAAGTGGCTGCTACCGCTTCGGCTGGGACCACGATCCACACCGGGTCGTCTACGGCTACAACCTACGACGAAATCTGGCTGTACGCCCAGAACACTTCCGCATCTGATGTGAAGTTG